CGTCTTATCATCGATGAAATACAAGGTTTAACCGAGTTCATCCGATTACACATTTGAGAAATAGATGAACAGTCGGTATCATTTTTGGTTTGAAAATATTTAAAAGTACAAATAAGATTTTATAGGATTTTTTAACTATGAATAAATTGAGATATATTCAAGGAGAATCGAAATGTTAGAACTACAAAAAGTCACAAAAAGTTATACTGCTGGTGATTTCACTCAAGTTGCACTCGACGGAATTAATCTGAGTTTTAGACAAAATGAATTCGTCGCAATTTTCGGGCAAAGTGGATCAGGAAAAACAACCTGTCTAAATATAATTGGAGGTTTAGATCACTACGATAGCGGGGATCTCATAGTCAACGGGAAATCGACTAAGAAATTCAAAGATTTAGATTGGGATGCCTATCGAAACAATAGTGTTGGGTTCATTTTTCAAAGCTACAATCTAATCTCTCATCTAAGTATTATTGATAACGTTGAACTTGGAATGACACTAAGTGGTGTTTCTGCAGCCGAAAAACATCGAAAAGCCAGGGTAGTTTTGGAAAAAGTTGGATTGAAATTTCATATCCACAAAAAACCAAATCAATTGTCTGGAGGTCAAATGCAACGGGTCGCGATTGCTCGGGCACTAGCAAATGATCCAGATATAATACTTGCGGATGAACCTACAGGAGCGCTTGACTCAACCACAAGTCTTCAAATTATGGATTTAATCAAAGAAATTGCAAACGAAAAATTAGTTATCATGGTGACTCATAATTCAGAGTTATCGCATCGGTATGCAGATCGGATAATCGAATTTAAAGATGGCAAAGTCGTATCCGACACGAATCCTCTTGAGCAAACCGTCGAAAGTAGTACATACAAATTAAAAATGACTAGCATGAGCTTCTTTACTGCACTCAAATTATCTGGACGAAATATCGCGACAAAAAAATGGAGAACGACACTCACTGCTTTTGCATCTAGCATTGGTATAATTGGGATTGCGTTGATTCTCAGTTTATCTTCAGGATTTCAACGCCAAATTGATAATTTTCAAAATGACGCATTGTCCGAGTTTCCGATCATCATTTCACAAACTTCTGTTGACATCAATAAAAACACAATGGCTCAAATACGAGGGGATATCACATCGATCATCACGGCTAATAAAGAATATGCCGATTCCGATGAGGTATTTCTCTACGATCCAGCAGAGGAAACAATCACTCATACAAATGTATTCACACAAGATTTTCTGAATTATGTAGCAGAAACTGACCCCGAAATCTGCAATAGTATCGGATATACTCGTATTGTCGGAATGAATTTAGTCCGTAAAGTAAACGATGTTGTTCAACCTGTATCAATGGCCGTTGGAGTCAATATGGGAAGTTCTGATGGTAGTATGGATATTCGTTCAATGATGTCAAATTTCACGAGTATTAGTGATATTGGCTTAGCTTCGTATCCGACACCGCTCAAAGATAGTGAACCATCCTATTTAGAAAAAAATTATGATGTACTTTATGGTGCTTATCCAAAGGATGATAAAGGTCTTGTTCTTGTTGTTGATAATCAAAACCGAATTAATGCAAATGTTCTAAAAAAACTTGGATTTAATGTTGATAGTATCAAGATCATTAAATTCAATGAAATCGTGGGTACAGAATTAAAAGTTATTCTAAATAATGATTATTATATAAAAGGACAAAATGGTAATTACATGCCAAATTCAGATTATGAGGCGATGTATAACTCTAAAAATAACATTACGCTAAAGATTGAAGGAATTGTTAGGCTAAAGAAAGATATAACAATTAGCATTCTTGGAAATGGAATTGCATACAGTGATAGTCTTATTCAGCGAATTATAGATGATTCAAGCAGATCAGAGATCGTAAAGGCACAAAATTCTGTCGATTATAATATTATCACAATGGAACCGATAGACCCCATCGCTAAAAAGACGGTGGTGTCCTATTTAGGTGGTGATGCAACTCCCTATATTATTTATCTCTATCCTTCAACTTTTGAATACAAGGATGCAGTCTTGAGTTATCTTGATGCTTATAATATTAATAAAGAACAAAAGGATGTCATTATCTATTCCGATTTAGCAGAGCGAATTACAGGAATGACTGGTGGAATCATGGATGCAATTACGATTGTGCTTATTGCCTTCGCAGCGATTTCGTTGGTAGTATCATTAATCATGATTGGTATCATAACGTATATTTCCGTGCTTGAGAGAACAAAGGAAATTGGTGTACTTCGTGCATTAGGTGCAAGAAAGAAAGACATTACACATGTATTCAATGCAGAAACATTCATTATTGGGACTGTGTCTGGACTTCTCGGTATAGGAATTGCCTATTTATTAACTTTTCCAATTAATTGGTTCATTTTAGATACGACAAGCCTCGCAGATGTTGCTCAACTTCAACCGCTTCATGCTATCTTTCTTCTTTTGATTAGTGTTATTCTTACTCTGTTGGGTGGTTTGATCCCTGCACGTATGGCTGCAGAAAAGGATCCTGTTGAAGCACTGAGAACTGAATAATAATCATCTGAAAAGTATGATAATTACTGCATTTATTATTGATTTTATTCTAAACTTCGGTACTGACCGGAGTTTTTTTTTGTGCTAACTTATCACTATAGAGGTGTGTAATGGCCAAGAGTAAATGGGATCAAGTCAAATCGAAGTTACACCTTGTCGAAAAGTGGGCAAGAGATGGTTTGCGTGAAGATCAGATCTGTAAAAACCTTGGTATATCCGTCACTACCTTGGAAGTCTATAAGAAACAATACCCTGAAGTTGTTAAGGCTTTAAAAAAGGGGAAGGAAACCCTGATTACCGAATTAGAGAATGCTTTGATCAAGAAAGCTTTGGGATATGAATATGAAGAGAAGAAAGTCTATACCAAGACCGAGAATGGAAACTCAGTCACTTATACCGAAATCACAAAGAAACATCAGCCACCGGATACCGGAGCGTTGTTTGGTTTACTGAAGAATAAGGATCCTCAAAACTACTCGGACAATCCACAGATGTTGCAGCTGAAACGTCAGGAGTTAGAGCTGCGAGAACGATTAGCGAAAGCTGAGGAGTGGACATGAGCAGGGTTCAAACTTTATCAGACTTCTATAAGAGTCATGAATGGCGAAGGTTAAGACAATCGCTAATGATCCAGCGCAGCCATCCGGCCAAAGGATTGCTGTGTGAGCACTGTAAAGAAGTCATCCTTAAAGACATCGACTGTATTGCACACCATATTAAAGAACTAACACCTTCCAATGTCCATGATGCGACCATCGCATTGAACCCAGGCAATATCCTGTTGGTTCATCATCGATGTCACAATGCCATCCATGAACGATTCGGAACTGCATCTGCACAAAAAGTCTATATCGTCTATGGTCCACCATTATCCGGAAAGACCACGTTTGTACGAGCAAGCAAAGGACGCAAAGACATTGTCCTTGACCTTGATGAACTGTATCGTGCTATCACCTTGTTACCACCGTATGACAAGCCGTCGGAACTGGCCCTAAATATCTTCCAGCTAAGAGATGTCTTGCTGGATCAAATCAAAACAAGAACAGGCAAGTGGTCGCAAGCGTGGATCATCGGTGGCTATCCCAACTTCGTCGAGCGAGAACGACTCGCACAACAACTTGGAGCTGAGATCATCTACATCGAAGTACCTCAAGAAGAATGCGTCAAACGATTACTCCAAGACAGGGATAAACAGTACGTCCAACAGGACTGGCTGAATTATATCCACGATTGGTTCCTGAAGTTCACTCCGACTCCCCCCCGGTCTGAATTTCAGGAAACCGAATCGGGAACTGGAGAGGGGACATCGGATGCACGCAAACCGAAATTTTGAGAAATCCCCCGACATTTTGGAAGAAACGGTGAAGGAAAAACAGACTGAGGAAACTTCAGGAAAGGATGGACATGACTGAGCTAGAGAAACTGCAAGAAATCTTCCAAAAAGTAGACCCCGACAAACAGAAGTTGGTAGAGAAACTGCTCTGTGATGCTGCCTTCCTATCCGAACAAAACGATGAACTTCGCAAGTCCATTACGCAAACCGGCATGGTCAAGTTTCATCCTACTAACCCCAACTTACAGAAACCAACGGAAGCCGCGAAACAATACCTTCGCAACTTACAAACCTATTCCGTTGTGATCAAGACGCTGAACATGATATTCACGAAGAACACCATCGAAGAAGAAGATGAATTTGAACAATTCCTTCATCAACCGCTGGATGATGAGTCGTGAGCTATCTTGAGCAATATGTAGTTGCCATCGACGCTGGTGAGATCATCGTCGGCCAAGAATTGACTATCGTCCTTAAGCAGTTGATTAACGACTTGCAGGATGAACGATATCGATACGATACCAAACGAGCGCATCGACGCATCGCCTTCATCGAGCAATTCTGTAAACATACCAAATCTCCATTTCATGGAAAGCCCTTCTTGTTGGAATTGTGGGAGAAAGCCTTCATCGAAGTGGTCTATGGATTTCTAAGACGATCCACCGGCAAACGACGATTCAAACGAGTCATCCTGCTGATCAGTCGAAAGAATGGCAAATCAACGTTGACTGCCGCCTTAGCCTTCACCGAAATGATGATGGGAAGTGGTGGTTCCGATATCGTTTGCTCCTCCAATGACGATGCCCAGGCATCCATTATCTTCCTTGAAATCGGAGCCATGCGGGAAATGTTTGACCCATCAAGCAAGCGGACCCACAAAAACTTGCGCTGGATCATCAACAAGAAGAACCGAAGCAAAGTCTTCAAACTCTCGGAGAAGACCCACAACAAGGAAGGGTATAACATCGAGTTCGGGATTCTAGATGAGTCTCACGAGATGAAAGACAACTCGATTGCCAAACCGATTGAACAGTCACAATCCACCAAAGAAGAACCGCTGTTTGTCAACATCACCACTGAGGGATTCGTCAATGACGGTTACCTTGACCGGGAACTTCAATATGCACGTCGAGTCATCCAAGGAGAGTATGAAGATGATACCTTGTTGGCTTGGTTGTATACCCAGGATAGTGAAGCGGAAGTCTGGCAAGACGAAAGCAGCTGGATCAAGTCCAATCCTTCCCTGGGGATCATCAAGAAAAAAGACTACTTACGAGAACAAATCCGAAAAGCACGACTAGACAAGGGCGATCGGATGTATGTACTCGCCAAGGACTTCAACATTAAGCAAAACAATGCGGAAGCTTGGTTGATGGAACAAGATTACAACTACTCTGCCAACTTTCGGATGGAAGACTTCATTGGATGCATTGCATTGGGTGCCGTTGACTTATCCGAAACCACCGACTTGACCTGTGCGAAGATCCTGCTGATGAAAAAAGGGGACCCAACCAAATACATTGCGACCCGCTACTTTATCCCGGAAAGCAAAGTCAAACTGGGAACCATCGAAGATAAGAAAGACTATCTTCAATGGGCCAAAGAGGGACTGATTGAAATCAATGAAGGTAACGAGGTCGACTTATCCAAAGTGGCTAAGTGGTTTCTCGATTTATTCAAGCAATACAAGATCCGGACGTATCGAACCGGATATGACAATCGATTTGCCAAGACCTGGTTGAGTGCGATGGAAGGCTATGGACTGGATACCGAGCGAGTCGACCAGAATCGATTCACCATGTCCAATCCAATGAAACTGTTGGAAGCGGATTTGAAATCTCGGTTGGTCAATTATAACGATCATCCCATCGATCGCTGGTGTCTGAGTAACACCTCTATCAAAATCGACAACTTGGGCTTGGTCATGCCAGTCAAGGTGAGTGATATCCGTAATCGACGCATCGATGGTGCGGTGACATTGATTATCTTGTATGCGATGTGGCAACGATATCGAACAGAGTTTCTGGAAATGGTGAGGTGAAGTAATGGGATGGTTTGATTCCGTCAAAGGCATGTTTAATAAACCCAAAGAGGGAGTCTCCCAGCTGGCGATGGTCAATGGAAACACTCCTATCTACTCGCAGTTTGGACAAAGCGTCTTTGCTAGTGATGTCGTACAACAAGCCCTGGGATGCATTGCCCAGGAAATCAGTAAGCTAACTCCCAAGCATGTGCGCTTCGACCGCAGCGGTCTTCAAACCACCATCGTCGGTCCGCTCAATGATTTGTTGGAGTATGGTCCCAATGAATGGATGACCACCAAAGACTTCTTGGAGAAAATCACCTGGCAGTTGTTTCTTAACTACAACGTCTTCATGTTACCCCTAAAAGAAATCTCACCCGATAGCGAAAGTGGCATCCCAAAGATTCGTGCGATCTATCCGTTGGATCCTCAACAAGTCACCTTCGTGATCGATGGCAAAAATGAGTTATTTGTTGAGATGATCTTCGCCAACATGGAGCGGTTGACTCTTCCCTACAAAGACTTGATTCACTGGCGGTATCGTTATTCGGTCAATCCGTTTATGGGGGGTAACCTTAATGGACAACCGGATCATTCCGCCTTGTTACAGACGGTTGATATCAACCATAAGCTGCTTCAGTCCATCGAAAAATCGGTCAACTCTTCTATGCAGATTTATGGAGTCATGAAATACAACACGATTTTGGATGAGGATCATATGAAGGCAGAAATTCTGCGCTTTGAAAAAATGCTCTCCGAAAATAAGAATGGGATCATCGGAGCTGACTTGAAATCCGAATACATTCAAATCAAACCCGACCCCAAGATGGTCGATACGGATACCTTGGCGTTTATTGACTCAAAGATCCTGCGACATTATGGGGTACCCTTACCGATACTGACTGGAGACTTTACTCCGGAGCAATATCAAGCCTTCTATGAGAAGACATTGGAACCGTTGATTCACTCCCTCAGCCAAGTCTTTACCAAAAGCCTATTCTCGATGCGGGAGTTGCAATTTGGTAATAAAGTTGTCTTCTATGCCAACAACCTGCTGTATATGGGGTTGGATAAGCGGGTAGCGGTGGGAGAACTTCTAGGAAATCGAGGAGCTCTGACCAACAATGAATTGCTCGCACTCTTTGGATATCCTCCGTATGAAGAAGGCAATAACCGGTTGATGTCCCTCAATTATGTCGATGTTTCCATCGCGAAAGAATACCAAATGAGTCTACCCAAGAATAACTCGGAGGAAAACGATGAACCCAAACCTTAACGCACCTATCTGTCGCTCTTACCTCTCTGATTTTCAACTGGATGGTAACAAAGTCCTGGGACTGGCTGCGGTGGTCGAAAGTCGCACCAACATCGGTAACTTGTTTATCGAAGTCATCGAACGAGGAGCTTTTGATGCCACCGATCTAACGGATGTCTTGTTCTTCGTTAACCATGATATGAGCAAGATCCCTTTGGCACGAAGTAGACGC